GTGCTGCTCTATCAGCGTGTTTTGCTGCTTTATCACCAAACTTTCTTTGAATATGCTTTCTAAGGTTATCAGTTCTTTTTACATCTCTTGGAGAATCTTGACCTTCAAACTCACCAGTTGAACTCGCAGCATATGCTCTTGTAGCAGTTTTCTGTGAGATTTCATCAAGTTGCTCTTCACCAAGAATAATATCAATCGCTTCCTCATCAATCATATTTGCCATCATCCACTCTGCTTGTTCCAGAGTTTCTGCAAATCCTTCTACTTGGAGGAACTCAAGGACTACATCAAAGATATCAAACTCTTCTCTATTGAGTTCTTTCTTCTCATTAGGAGTTAGAGCACCTCTTTGTGCGCCTCTTGCTGCTTGCTTTGCTTTTACGGCAGGGTCATCGGACTTGTGACCATAACCGTGAAGACCAGGGGAGGAAGAGGTGGTCTTACGGAAGTCTCCTCTTTGCTTTCTGGCAAGATCTTGTCTCTGCTTTGCTTTGTTAGCATCACCGAAAGTAGGTTTCTTCTCAAGTGCAGTTGCTCTATCTGCTGCCTTACCGCCACCAGTTGACTTAGCAATCTTTTGACGGATAGGTGCTTCATCATAACCACGCTTTGCCATCGCAGTTGCTTCATCAACTTCTTGTGGAGCATTAACCTGTTGGTATGCTTCCATCAAACCTTTTAGATTATTGATATCCATTAGAAAATAGTAATACTCTTCTAAGGATATTTATAAAAAAAAGACTCCGAAGAGTCACTCAACAACAGAACTGATTGCATCGTCAAGATCAGCAATGACTTCACGAATCTCAAAGACACGTTCAGGACAAGTAACATCAGTACTATATCCTTTCTGAGCGTCAAACAAAACTTGACGGACTGCTGCTGCAGCACGAACAGACATCTCTACACTTACTTTACTCACAGGTCTCCCTCCACACGATTTTCAGAACGATAGACATCAAATGCTCCTTCAGGATAACGAGCACTCAGTTTCTCATAGTTCATTTCCATAATTTCATTGAAGTTGGTATCAAGTGCCATACATGCTTGTGCGATATACCACAGAATATCTCCAAGTTCACGCTTCATATGAAAGACGCTTTCTTCGTTATATGGCTTACCTTGAAGGAAAATCTTTTTCACAACTTCAGTAAACTCACCTGCTTCTGCACTCATACCAAGAGCTGCAGTCAGGAGACGAGGAACATCTACATCAGATTCAACTTCAAGTTGACTGAGACGGGATAGCAAGTCAGCATAGTTAGTGCTAGCAGGACTTGTGGTTTGACGAACAAAGTCAATATACTTATTAGAGTCAATAACTTTTTTATCAGTCATAATTATACAATAAAAGGTTCTAGTTCAGATTGGGGTAAAATTTGTTGTGCTGGAAGTTGCAAATCATCTTCCAGTCTTATATGAGGGACATCAACTGTCTGTGGGTTAACATATCTGACTTGACGGTATGATCTGGTTGGGTTCATTTCTACAAGTGAAATAGCATCACGTATGTTTCCACAATCAGCAATCTTTTTACCATCTCTATCAAATACAGAGTAGTAATTCAAAACTTAAATCCCTCAAATGATTTCTTTGGTTTCTTTTCTTCATAATCATACTCCTCTTCTCTACCGCTGTCAACTATATCATTTTGAGCAGATTGTTCACAATCATAAAGACGCATCTTTGCTCGATCAATACCTACCACAAAACGCTTGTGGATGGTCGGATCATTATAACGATTCTTCAGTTGCTTCACAAGGATTTGTCCAAGACCTTCAAGATCTTCAGTAGAAATAAGAGCAAACATCAAGTCAGCAGTTGCGGGAAGACCGAATGATTCTGAAGTATCTGTCAGTTCAACATCAGAGGAACCATAACCAGAGCGGGTAGTTTGAGTAGCACTTACAATAGGAACACTAAACTCCACAGCAAGACCACGAAGTTCTTCTGCAATCGCTTTCACAAAAGTGTAAGAGTTGATATTACTATTTCCCCGATATCGAGAAGATGCACAGATGTTCAGATAATCAATAAAGATAATATCTGGGCGGAATGATTTCTTAAGTGCAAGTTCATTAAGAAGTGACTTAAAGTGTCCTGCATGAGCAGAAGCAGTTGGGTACTCCTTAATAATCAGTTGTCCTTGAGTTTTCTTCGCAAGATTAGTAACCTTGTTTTCAAACATTACTTTCGGGAGTTCTGCGATCTCCTGAATAGGTACATTAAGAAGGTTGGCATCAATTCTTTCTGCAATTCGTTCTTCTGCCATCTCAAGTGTGATGTAGAGAACGTTTTTTCCTTGCAGTAAGACGGAACTAGCGACGTGGCACATGAATAGAGACTTTCCGACACCCGTACCAGCCAAAGCGATGTTGAGAGTCTTATTAGGCAAACCACCTTTTGTGATTTTGTTAAAGTATTCAAGATCAAAAGAGATCTTCTCCTCTTTTCTGTGATATGTCTCGTAACGTTGCTCATAATCTTGAAGATAATCGTGACCAATATGAGTATCAAAAGAGACTGCAAGAGCATCCGATAAAATACCAGGAATAGCATCTCTTCCTTTCTTTTCATCCTTTCCATCAACAAGAGAGATGGATTCTATAAGTGCTAAGTAGATTGCACGATCTCTACACCATTTCTCTGTAGTATTAACTAACCAATTAAATTCAGATGGGTCATCGTCAAGATAACTAACCATCTGTGTAATTTCTTTAAAAGAAGTGTCATTAATATCTTGACGTTTTTCTACTTCAATACAGAGAACTTCTTTTGTTGCAGGTTGATTATATTCCTGGACAAATTTGAGAATTTCTTCAAATAATACCTTTTGATTAAAATCTTCAAAGTATTCTGATTTAATAAAGGGAATAACTTTGCGAACATATTCTTCATTATGAATCAGATTACGAAGAATGAGAGATTCAATTTTATCCATGGGGCATATCAAATACAAATGTTATTCTTGTCTCATCACCGATATTCACGGTTCCATGAGGTAGTTTGTTATTGAACCAAAGAAGAGTTCCTGGTTCAACAATCACGCTTTCTTTTCCACAAAAATATTGATACCTTCCAAGAATTGAAAGGTGATATCTATCTCGTGTGAGGTAGTAAGTACCTTCATCAATATGTGCTCCAACAATCTCATCAACTGGAAGAGAAAGAAATCCGCATCTATGAAGTTCTCTATTTCCAAAGTGCTTGCGAATGATCTTTCTTATTTCGCTGTGATGTTCAAATGCAGGAGTTTTGATGTTTATCTCAGAATTCCCAACAAAGTCTTCCTTATTCTTAACACCACCCATTATAAGTTGAAGAGCACTTACTGGCAAGTCAGCAAACCCTCTATCAACCAAGGACTGAGAATCCTTCAGATGCTTCTGATGGTCCCAGTCCTGAGGATGTTTTTTAAGTTGTTCTATGACTTTGCTTACGTTGATTTCAGTCTTGAGAACTTTGATCATAAACCGTAACTAAACTCCTGTTTAGCGATCTGATCAAGTTTCTCCATTACTTCTGGGGTGAAATATTCCTCTGGGTTTGCAAGGATTTGTTTTCCGTAGATTTTTTTACCATCGATCTCGTAACGTCCTGCGACATTCTTCCAAAGTCCACCGATCTCACCGAGTTCAAGAAGACCATAATAACGATCAAGACCACGCTCATCGTAATAGAGACGCACCGTAACATCCTTATTCTCCTTACTCAGACGCGACTTAGCAGTCTTAGCTTTGATAAGATTGCCGACCACTTCTGTTCCATCTTTTTCTTTCTTTTTGCTGAGATAGATGATCGTAGACGCTGCGTATTTGAGTCCAGAACCTCCCCCCATTTCTTTTGTTGGTACATAAGCTCCGATGACATCGTATGTATGATTCGTGACAATGAGCGGTACATTTGCCTGTCCTAGTTTAAGGGTTAACATTCTAAAAGCACCTTTAACAAGTTGAGATTTGGTCATGTCACGAACTTGTTTGTCGTTGAGTGCGTCGGTGATCTCTTTCTCGGTGGAAAGCATACCCAAGGAGTCTAGCACAAACATGCAAGGTTTGCGTTCTTCTAAGGGTTTCTTAAGATATAAGTCTACCGCTTTAAGCGCCTTTCCACGAAACTCTTCAATAGTTACAACATTAACAACAACGAAACGAGAAGTGTCAATTCCGCGAGATTCAATCAAGGATTTATTAATAGCTGCCTCAGTATCAAAATAGAGACAATACCCATCGGGATTGGAATCAAGAAAATTCTTAACAACGGCGAGGCTGAAGAAAGTCTTTCCAGTAGAAGACTCTCCAGCAATAGCAGTAATCTTATTGCCAGATACACCGCCAAATATACTACCTGAGACCAGTGCGTTAAAAATGTACGAACCTGTGTCAACATAAGTCTCTGTTTCGTCAATATCCGATGCTAACTTAGTAAAGTCATCACCAATCTCTTTTACAATTTCTTTAAGAAAATCCATCACGCTACCATCCCGTATTGTTCACGAAGTATTTTTTTATAAGGAAGACCCTGCTCACGCAGTTCTTGTACTAGTTTAAGTTTTTGATACAAAGCGGTATCACCACCGAGAGTCATCGCATTTATAATAGTTGCGAGTTCTTTATCGTCAATAGGAAGATCCATTAAAAAAAGAAAGATTCTAAGTTTGCAGTTTTTTCTACTTTCCAACCAATTGCATCAAGAATGATTTTCAAAGGTTCTAAGAAGGATTTCTCAAATTGTAGTTCATAATCAATATACTTGTCAAGGTTCAGTTCTTTTGGAAACTCTTGAATGAAAGAAATAATGTTCTCGTGAATACTATTTGGTTTCTTCAAATAAATGAATTTAATCTTCTCGCCGTTTTGAATCAAAGAGTATTTGTTGGTAAGTTTATTTTGTTTAATGTAGTGATTAAAAAGTAATGCTCCACGAACGTGAATGGGAGTACCCTTTATATAAATGTCAGATGAAGATTGGTATTTTTGAACATCAGATGCAGAACGAGGAAATGAAATCTGTTCTGGTGGGAGAGATTTAAACTTCTCACGACTTTTATCAATAAAGTCAATCACATCATCTTCAGTTCCACTCATCATCAACTTGAGGGCATCCTTAATCATTTTACGACAAGGAGCAGGTGTTGATGATTTGACTGCTTCAATACCCATCATCTTCAGTTTGGGTTCAGTATATGCAACTCCTTCAGAATTCCAAACGTTAAGAATATAACGCTTCTTCGCAGTCCAGATACCACGATCAGCGATGTTCTCACGCTTCATACTCATTTTTTGTTCATATGCCGAAACGTAATCCGCAAGTTCCTGATAACTGGATTCAATGAATGGTTCCAACTTGTCCTGACAGATCTTGTCAAGTATGGAAACAACCGCTGCTTTATCACCAGACTTATTACCAAAAAATTTATCAACAAGAGGTCCAAGATTAAGATAAATTGAGTCGGTGTCGGACGCAATTACGTAATCCTCATCCTTAGTAGACAACAGTTTATTTAGATATTCATTCATCTTCAACTCAATCCAACGGATAGAGACTTGACCAGAGAGAGTGATTGCTTCTGCATTTGCAAGTTTGTAA